GTACGGCGCCATCGCTCAAGCCAAGAATTTCTACAGCATCGCCATGAACTCGCAGCTCCCGCCCTCGCTGGATTATGAACTCACGACCGGCTCGCCAGGCAACGTTAGAAAATGCCTGATTGAGATAGAACGCTTGTTCGGGCGCATTCCTATTCTGTACAGCAACAAGCGCTTTTGGTTCAACTGGCTGCTACCCTGGACGGACGAATACGAAAAATGGGTAGCCTCTTACACGCTCTGGCCAAGGCCAACCATGCCGGTTGGTTGGAATAGTTGGCTGCTCTGGCAGTACACCGATCGCTACCCGTGCAAGAAGCTGGGCATTCGTGACAGCCTGGGCTGCGACATGAACCGCTTCAACGGCGATGAAGCCGCCTTTGCAGCCTGGACAAAGCAGCCCGCCCCGCCCATCGAAGCGCCTGCACCCACGGCCCCGCCACTCCGCGTTCGCTTGAACACCCCCATGCGCATTCGCATTAATCCCGACGTGTTAACCGGCGCTATCTTGGGGCAGGCTGCAATCGGGATCTATGACGTTACCAAGCGCATTGATGTTGGGACTGACACCTCCTGGGCGCGCATCGATCGGGGCTGGGTGTGCGTGATGCTGAACGGTAAGAAATATGGGGAGTGGCTATGATACATAACACTCGTTTCAATCCAACCATCAATGGTCCGCTTCATTTAGGGCATCTTTACGTTCTCCTGATCAATTTCTTTGAAGCGCGGAACAGTGGCGGGAAATTTATCTTGCGTTTCGATGATACGCAGCTCGGATGGAATTATCGCTTGGGTCCGGTGAAAGTAGCCAATTTCAAGGCTGGTCTTGTCCATGATTTAGATTGGCTGGGGATCCAACCCGATTTATACGAGAGCCAGGCGGAGCGCATGGAAGAAGTTGAACGCCTCATGAGGGATATATTCCACTACGATCCAGCACCCGAACAATACGCACCCGATTTCTCATCCGCTACTCTGGCAGGTTGCATCCACCATTTCTACCCGTATACCGATCGCCTGACATCCGAGAAGGTGATATTCGATATGTTAGATGGTATTACCTGGCTGATTCGGGGCATGGATCTAATCACCGAAGATTGCCTGTATATTCATTATTGCCACAAATTCAACATATCCATTCCACGTCGGGATTATGTACCTCGTCTGTATTGCGGGAAGGATATCAGCAAGACCGCCGGGCAGTTCAAGCTCGAAGATTACCGTAGGCAGGGTTACAGTCCCGATGAATTATTGGCGCAATTAGCATTAGATTGCTTGGATAAACCAGGCTGGCAATTTGACCATATAAAACCAGTTCCCACTTTGGGACCATGGGCAAGTGAGGCGCTATCATGAGTTTCATGCAAGACGATGAATATATTATCCTGATGGATATCGCCATGAAGACCGGGCGTATGTTCGTTCTTGACGAGCTGAAGAAATTCTTCGATTGTGGGATCCGTACCGTGATGTGGTGCGGCCCATTCTGGGACTCTTACTTGTCAGATGACTTCCAAACGTTTCATCCTGAATACATCGATAACTATTTAAACAAGGTTTACAAATCAGGTATGAAGGCGATCATCCCGCTTTGGCAGAAGCAATCTACCAAGTATACTCAAGATTATTATGTTCGGCGCAAGGAAGGTACGGTCTTTGGGATGCTATCGCCCTGGAACCCAGAAGCACGCCGGCGCAATAACGAACTCTTCGTCAAGGTGCGGGACGAATATACATCCGATAATTGTATCATCGTGAATGGGCAGGCCGAAAATGGAGAACGGGTATTGCTTAATAGCGCCGCCTATTATGATGATTGCGCCGTGAAACATTGGCAGCAAGACCATTCCGGCAGACCTGAGAGCCTTACAGAAACTGGCGCTAATTGGTTGAAGAAATTCTATACCGATCTGCTCCTTGAGCAACAGAAATTGGTGATGGAGGGGCAGCATCACGAGATATGGTATATGCTAGCTCGCTACAAAGCACTGAAGTTAATCCAGAACCAACATGGTTGCAATTGGATCGATGATTACCTGGCGACCTGGAAGACATTAAACCCGGTCTGCATCAATCATATCAATTTCAATTACTTCAATTATGGCGCATCCTGGTATCCTGTCATCCAAAAAGAGATGGATGATTGGGGCGTGCATGAATGGGTCGGGGCTGAATATTGCGAAGGACTACGATCCGGCAATGGACTGCAGGCCGTCAAGAACGGATTGCGCGGATTGATCCTTGGTCCATGCCATCCTTTCACAAATCATGAAACCGTGGAGCCGTGGATGCTAACTGAAATCAAGAAGACGATCAAGGCCTTCGAGGCGAGAAAATGAACGATATCAAGGCCGTCGAAATCCGAGCCGAAGTTCGGCAGATAAAGACCATGGCTGACAATACCATTAACCTGGTTTTGAACATCCCAGAAGATTGTATGCCACAAGTAAAAGTTTTGCTCGATTGGCTGAAGTTGGAAGTAAGAGTTGTAATTGCCATATAGAATGTGAGTAATAGCATGGTTCAAAGAGGCGAACACGGACAATTGAAAAAGGGTTCGGTTCTTAATCCCAAGGGACGCTCGAAACGCGCCACCGAAGAAGCCTACCTGGATATTCTCAAAAAGGAAGTTACCGTAAACGATTGGCGCGAGATTGTCCAGAAGGCAATTATCGACGCCAAACGTGGCGACTCTGTTGCCCGTAAATTCCTGGCCGATTACATCATTGGTACACCTATCCAGAATGTCTCCGCCAATGTGAACGCTAATATCAGCAATACCCCCGATATCAAAGGAGTTGACTATAGAACTGTTGCTGCCACGCTTGCGCCCGGACCAGTACCGGATAGCGATCCATCCAGCGAAGATCAAGGTTCTCGCGATGGGTCGCAGGTGGGGTAAGACTGTGATGGGCGGGGCGCTATCTCTCGGAACTTCCAGCCAGGGCGGACGCGTCGCTTGGATCGTGCCTATTTACAAGAACGGGCGCACGCTCTGGCGCTGGGCTGATAATACCGTATCACCGCTCAAGCAGAGTAAGATTGTCAATGTCAACCAGGCTGAGCGGATGATAGAATTCGCTAATGGCGGTTCGTTCGGGATCTATTCCGCCGATAACGAAGACGCAATTCGCGGCGATCATTTCAACCTGGTAGTGCTGGACGAAGCCGCACGTATTAGCGAGACAGCCTGGACAGATGCGATCCAGCCAACCTTGGCAGACGAGAACGGCGATGCTATTCTAATCAGCACCCCACGCGGGCGCAATTGGTTTTGGAACGAATATCAACGCGGATTGCAAGATGGGAAAGAGCAGATGAGTTGGAGCGCACCATCCAGCCATAATCCCAATCCCAATATAAAACGAGCTGCACTATTAGCACAGGGGCGCATCCCAGAATTAAGCTACCGCCAGGAATGGCTGGGAGAATTCGTGGATGCTGAAGGTTCAGTCTTCCGTCGTATTCAGGATGCCGCTACCGCTACCGCCATCGATGAGCCGATGCCATTACGCCAATACATTGCCGGAGTGGATGTGGCGGCCGCCGTAGATTACACCGTGATCAGCGTCTTCGACAGCCAGGCCAAAGAGCAGGTATACATTGATCGTTTCAACCGGGTCGATTACAACGTACTGGAGGACAGGTTATGGGCCTGTTACAATCGCTTCCACATGCAGGCGATGGCGATCGAGACCAACAGCATTGGCCAGCCGGTCATTGACAACTTGGCGGCGCGTGGGATGGGCATCATCCCATTCACGACAACAAGCGCAAGCAAGCAGATGGCAATTACCAGGCTGCAGGCGGCATTCGAGCATGGCGAGATAAAGATTTTGAATATTCCAGGACAGATTGGGGAGTTATTGAGTTTTGAGAGCAGACGCAGTCCATCAGGATCATTCACGTACAGCGCGCCGGAAGGGATGCACGATGATTATGTGATGAGCCTGGCGATTGGTTGGTACGCCATTGGTGGGGATTATTGGTTGATGAGTTGAGGTGAGAAATGAATAAAAGTATTAGAAATCGTCTTACGTTTGACGGCAAGAATTACAAGAATATCGACCCATGGACCAACGAGGACCCTACCGCCTGGACCTGGTTATCTGGAAACACGCAAGATAACGATAAAGATTTATATGGCATTGTCCCATTTATCTTTCGTGTCATCAACTTGACCGCTAACGCGGTTGCGTCCATGCCGTTCGCATTGGTGGATGCGAATGGGGAAGATTTTGACGTAACAAGCGAATGGGAAAACAAGGCCGGGATTATCCCGAACCCAACTTCATTCATGCGGTTATGCAGTTTGAGTCTGTCGTTGTTCGGGTCATCTTATTGGCTAAAAGAACGAAATCGGGTAAAAGTGCGGGAATTGTCTTACCTGGTCCCGACCACCATAACGCCAACCATTACCGCGTCGGACGGATTGACGGGTTTCAAGCGGTCAACCGGTCAATTCCTGAAAGATTTTATGCCAGAAGACATCATTCACATCTGGGAGCCGGATGCCCGGGTCGAAGTGGGACCGCCGTTAGCCTGGCGTTTCAAGGCCATGTTATATGCGGGCGGGTTGCTGCATTGGGAAGATGTATTCGTAACAGAGTTCCTGGCACGTGGCGGGATCAAGCCCACCATGCTAATGGTGAAAGGCATCCCGAACCCAGCCGATAGAGAACGGGTAGAAACATACTGGGACAAGTTCATAAAAGGCTGGTTCAAGATATCCGGCAAGGTATTCAACGCTGAGGCGATGGAGCCAAAGACGGTTGGGGATGGGATCGAAGGATTACAGGATTCCACCTTGACGCCCGAGAAGCGAGAGGATATCTGCGTAGCGGCCGGCATCCCATTGAGCGTGGTCATGAGCAACGCCGCCAACTTCGCCACCTCCCAGAACGACCGGCGCCAATTTTACGAGAATGTGATATTGCCCGATTGCGAACTGATATGCAGCACGCTGAACGATCAACTTTGGGGTAATCTCAACCCGCCGCTTTACATGGAGCCACGCCCTGAGACGCTGGACGCCTTCCAGGAAGATGAGGCAAGCCGGGCCGGGGCGTTCAAGACCTACGTGGACGGGGGAATGCGCCCTGAGATTGCTGCGCAGGTGGT